AATTCCTAACATATAAAACATAAGTAGTTAAAAATTAGACACTTAAATAAAACAATTGGGTATAATTATCATATACATATATCCTGTAATTATTGCTCATTTAAACATTAACCAAGTGCTTCCAATATGATACTTGGAACACTTGGTTTTTATCTGAGTATAATTATCATATATCTATATAAAAAAATAGAACCCGACTGCTCTGAACAATCGGGTTCCTACTTAAAAATTTTAGCTTATGATCAAAAAAATCAACTTTCTCGACACCAATGGAAGAATTATTGGTTTCGATCTTTACTTTTTAGGTATTCCTGTGTATAAAACCAATTTTAGAAAAACTAGGGTTTACACTTCGGAATAAGGTCATACTCATTAGTACTAGCATCTTCTAAATTTGCAATAAGAAATACTTTCTCATGCAAATTATCAGTTTTATCAAACCAAGTACATTTTACTTTATCCATATATGGAATTCCATTTTCCATATATGGATATTCAATTACTGTCATATCAGGTCCACCTGATTTTAGAGCTACTATTGCTCCAACTTTTAAATTTTCTTTTTTCATACGTTTTTATGCTTAAAAAGATATATGACAATAAATACACAAATCCAATCTCAAGTGTTATCTACTTAGGATTCTTTAACAAAATTCTTTGATTCACTTGAAAACGGGCATAAAAATAGGGAAACCCAAAAGATTTCCCTATTGAAATAAGATATAAACAGATAGAATTAAAATTAGTGCATTAAAGTATATAATTGGGTAAATTTTTTGTTCACATGAAAAAAAACTTTCCCAAAAGCTTTGTATTATTGATTTTCTATGTATCTTTGCATCGTTATTATTTCTCGGGGTATTAGCTCATCTGGCTAGAGCGTTAGACTGGCAGTCTAAAGGTGGCGAGTTCGAGTCTCGCATGCTCCACTTTACAAACCTCTCTGTTTCAGAGGGGTTTGTGCTTTCTTAAGCTTCTCCAGTTTTCGTTTTTGGATAAAAAAAAGACAGTTTGTGCCACTTTTGGCAAAAAGAACTTGTCTAAAACGAATCCAGAACAATTATGACAACTCTTAAAGCTGCCGTTGTTCCGGCCAAGGTGCTGAAAAACGGCAAACACAGAATTCGTATAGCAATTGGTCATAAACAGGAAACAAGATACATCGTTACCCGATTTGAAATAGATAATACTGCTAATTTTAAGGGAGGGCAGGTGGTAGGTGTTCCTGATGCTGCACATGTCAATGCTAAATTACGTGGAATACTTAATTCATATCAGGATGCCTTGGATAAAATAAACACATCATCCTATACTTGTACCCAACTTGTCGAATACTTGTCCTCGGTAAAGCAGGGAGCTATCTCTTATAGTGTTGCTTCGGCTGACTATATGCAGAATTTGATTAAAGAGGGGAGAAGGACCACTGCTTCCTTATATCAAAGGGCGAGTGATTACTTCATTGAGTTTGTCAAATATGATATAATGCTTGATGGAATTACTCCCCGGACCATAAAGGACTTTGACATTTATCTAAAGAATGTCCGAAGGCTGGCTCCTGTTACTTGTGGTATGCACATGGCACATTTGAAGGCAATAATCAATCAAGCAATAAGGGATAAAAAAGTATCATATGACACGCATCCTTTTGAATATTATGAAAGACCGGCAGGAATGCCTAAAGAGCGTGATATCTCGGTAGCTGACGTAAAGAAGATAAGGGATGCAGAGATAAAAGAGAAGTCTCAGCGTGTTGCCAGGGATGTGTTCATGCTTTCGTATTATCTAGGAGGTATCAATCTGATGGACTTGATGCAATACAATTTCAAAGATGCGAAAATTATGGAATATGTACGTGAAAAATCAAAAAACACAAAGAAAGGTGATATGAAGATCAGCTTCACTATTCCTGAGGAAGCAAAACCGATTATCAAAAGATGGATGGGGCGTAATGGAAAGCTTGATTTTGGTTATAAATACTCTTATCCTAATTTTCGTAACTATGTAACAAAAGAAATTATAAGGCTAGGGGAGAGGCTGGAGATAGAATCGCATGTCGTATATTATTCAGCTCGTAAATCCTTTGTCCAACATGGTTTTGAACTGGGCATACCATTGGAAACTTTGGAGTATTGTATAGGCCAAAGCATGAAATCCAACAGACCGATCTTTAATTATGTCAGAATTATGAGAAAACATGCTGATGAAGCCATAAGAAAGATTTTAGATAATCTAAAGTGAGGATTTAAGAACTAGAGCGATTGCTTCGGCAGTCGCTTCCTCTTTTTCTTTGTCTATCTCTGAGTTTAGCCGTTCTATCAAGTCCATACTCCCTGTGATAATCGTTTTTGTGCCCTCAGAGGAAGAAATTGTAAGTTCATAGTGTCCATAGCCTATAAACTTTTTGGATAGCTGATAAGTGGTTGGGTGGGATTTTGACATATGCGAATTGCGTTAGCAGCAGAAAAAGAAAACGGTTCCGCTTTCCCGTTGCGTTACATTCCGTAATCGAAACAGTGGGTACATTAATACTCCACACGGGGGTCGGAACCGTATTATGAAGAAGCTACAGGCAATAAAAATCGTCTGTAGCTCAATACGAGACAACGCCTCGATTACTTCAAAATGTAACGCAATGCAAAGATGGGTATTTTATATGACTTTACAAAAAACAAAATGGGAAAATTTCAATAAAGCATAGAGGTGAGAGATTATATAATGATGATGAAAAGATAACCTTATTATATTTGACACCATCCCCGTAGTTGAGTTGCTACGGGGATTTTCTATATTAATTGGTCAATGTTAACTCCCAGCTATCCATAATGGTCATCTCCCAATGTGGAGTTCCACCACTATCTTTGACTGATACTCCATATACAGAAAGGCTCTTACCCAGACTGTCATATTCCAGTAAGGCAGCCTCCTCTCCTTTCCGAATACGGAGATTCATAAATCCAGTCATTTCCTCCCAATCGGTAGACCCAATGGAAAAAAGATGTTCTATTATGCGTCCTCTTACCGATGCTCCAATAGCAAATTCCCTGATACGGTTCAAATATGATTGAGCTTCCTTATAAGTCATAGTACAAAAGTATGAAGTCTTAATGAAAAACAAAAAAACGGGCTGCTTACTCAACCGCCTCTTCTACAAATTCTTTCAACCGATACAACCGGTCGATTGCCGGATTATAGAAAGCGTCCGGATAATGCTGCTTAATATCGCAGATATTCGCATTAACATACAGAGAAGTGTCAAAGATATGCTCTGCCTCGCTTAAAGTTACCTCTTGGGGTAATTGCGCGGTCTCAGCCCGGTTAATTAAGGCATTCACGCTTTCTTCGTCATAATTGTATTCCATTTTATTTAACTTTATTCCAAACAGGAAGGCGCCCAAATTCTTTCTCATATTCAATTAATAGTTGGTGTTCTACAACTACAGGATCATCATTCTCGGTATCATACCATAATACAAGAAGATGATCTATTGCATTTTTCTTCATTTCTAATGGCCATGATCTCTTTCTTGCGATTTTACCAAACTGATGTCCATTAACAATACGGTCTTTTATACCACCCAAGCCAGCTTTACGGTGTACAATAACACCTTTTTTCTTATCTTTTTTGCCAGAGCGGCCGATATAGATCAACTCCTGTTCACCACCAATGAAAGCAATCACGATGTAAACTCCACTTTTGTTCGTCGGAGCATTACAAACATCATTAAGTGAATCCGTACTTTTGAACTTAAAACTGCCATTATTGGGGTATTCATTAAGTAGGTCAAACATAGCATTATAATTTAAAGTTTCAACAAATATACAAATATATAAAGAGAAGTCAAAGAAATCTCAATAAAATGATCTGAACCCAATGAGGCAAAGATACTAAGAAGGCAGCTTATTTGGCTGCCTTCTCAAGGTTCTCTCTGATTTGTTGGAGCATCCGGAAAGCCCCGGCCATCTTATAGTTGCCCAGACATTGCTTAGCCTGCATGATACAACTTTCAACAGTAAGTTTCAAATCCGGAGTGAAAGCTGCTTTGTTAATCTGCATTTCTTTTGGAAGTTCATTGGCATGGTTATTGAACCATACGATCATTTCATTCAATTCCTCTTCGGAATAAGATTCTTTTTTTTCAGCCATAATACATAAGTTGATGTTAGTTCCGACAAAGATAATAAAAAAATAACCCCGACTCATCACGAGCCGAGGTATTTCAATTTATAAATTTAAAGTCTTATGATGAAGATTGTCTGTTGCGCCAATGTTTTCGTACTATCAGCACAACGACAAGCAAAACTGTTGCACAAACACAGGCAAAACCGATTTGTTCAGGCAGCGTGGATTCTTTTTTCTCTTTTACCCCTTCAGTCTTGGTTTCTTCATGTTTGGTGGAAGTGGCTTCCTTGTCAACTTTCACCTCCGTACAGTCTTTGGTTGCAGTTTCCTTCTTTTTATTCTTGCTGAAATCACCTTCTACATGCCCGTCAGCCAATAACGGAGGTTTCCCGGTCAGGCTGTCGGGCGGTTTTCGAGTATCATAGATACGAAAATCAATCACATAGTTACTATTAGTGGTAATAAGTTCGCTCAAAGAGGTACTTGATCCGTGTACGATGTTGATAGATTCACTGGCGCTATCCTTGCTGATTACTTCTGTGTTGGATTTGATAGCCTTATGCGAGCTGCCACAGGCAAACAGCAGGAACAGACACATGAAGGGAGCCAGCAAAATATGCCGGCTTACCCAGTTCATAACCTTAGCCAACATAGTCTACAACTTAAGAACTTGCATCCTGTTATTTCCATCAGCTCGATAACTGACGTGCACCCAAGCGAAGTTAGACTCGTCAATCAACTGGTCATAGGGCAGGTTCTTGCGGATATACTCAAACAACAGCTTGTTTTGCTGTCTGTCTCCAGTGTCAATATCAGCAGCTTCCCCCTTCATGTGCTGCGAGGTCTTGCTTCCCTTGACGGCCGCATTAAGTTCCGGACAGCGATAACCACTGTTTACTGTTATAGGCTTTCCCCACCATGTGCGTAACGGGTCCAGTACGTTGTCCACCAAGGCAGTCAGAGCAGTCACATGCTCCTGTCTGCATCTGTTATTGATACCCAAGCGGTCAGCAGTCGTTGACTTGCAGAGTTCCGCAATCGTAAAAAACTTCATTTCTTATCCTCCTTTTTATTTTCGTTGTCAAATAGTATCTGAGCCATGATCTTGGCAATATCATCCTTGTTCTCGATGATCACACTCATTGTCTTTTCTGCTTTGCGCAACTCCGCTTTCTCCCATGATTTTTCACGAACTGATTTAAACTCACAGAAAATGCAGTAACCCGTCCAAATCATTGAAAAAACAGGAAAGGGGATAACCACACAGCATAACAGATCAATGAAGCACAACTCTATAAATGGAGTGAAATACTTCTTCGCCTTGATGGCTGTTTTCTTATACCCCGTGGATGTTCTTGCCTCCCCGCGTTGTTTGGCCTTCATTATTCCTGAGACCAGATCCACGAACATTGCGCCGATAGTGGCTGCGATACACAAGGCTATCAGTACAATGTGTATCATCATGTGCTCGTTGATAAAATTGTAAATTACGTCTTTCATTACTTTGTCTTGATTATAAAATATATTGTTCCAAAGATATGTCTATTTACTTGCGTTATTGTTGCAGAATTACTTAAATCCATTGCCACGATATGACAATAAAAAAAGAGCCCGATGACAATATTTATTGCCATCAAGCTCCTAGTTACACTGCAAAGATAGTGAAAACTATTCCATATTCAATCCATATTGAAAAAAATAATCAGGAGCAATATTTCGATTATCCGAAGAATTTAAAGAGTCACAATATTAATAGAAAACAAATAGGATTCATGAAATCTACCGGTTGTCTATAAAATCAGATGTTCTCAAGCCTTTATCGGGAAACATCTTTACTTTTTTCCTTTTCCTTTGAACATTTTTCAAGTCACGCACAATGGTGCTGGAAAGTACCTCCGAATAAATCTGTGTGGTCTTTACGGAAGTATGTCCGAGCAGCTTCTGGACTGTTGTAATCGCAACTCCCTGATGAACCAGCAGGGTGGCACAGGTATGACGGCTCACATGGTAGGTTATCCGTTTTTTGATACCACACAATCCGGTCAGCTTTCGAAGCTGCTTATTCACTTCCGAGTTACAGGGTAGGGATACAAGACTACCTATATCCGGATAACGGTCAAGAATGCCCAATGCCCTGCTTTCAAACAGCAGATGTAACGGCAGACGGATTTCCACCCCTGTCTTGACGGATTTGAAGTACAGCCACCGTTTGCCGTTTACTCTAATGAAATTCTCAGGTGTGAGCTGGCAGAAGTCAGAATAGCGCAATCCGGTATAACAGCAGAACAGGAAGGCATCGAGCACATGGCGCATGGATTCCTCTTCCACCTCGACCGTTTCCAGCTTCTTCAGCTCGTCCGGGGTAAGAAACTCATGTCTGCCTTTCTCCTGTTTGATTTTGTACTTTCTGAACGGATAAGCATCTGCGTGCATATATCCCTGGTTGATTGCCTCATTGACCAAGGTACGGAGCTGTCTCATGTGCTTGGCTATCGTATTGACCGCATTGCCCTTTTCTCTCAAGTATTGCTCAAAATCACGAAGGAATGTATAGGTAAGGTCCTTGAAGTCCAATCCGGAACGGAAATCATGCAGGACTGCCAGTGTCGAGTGCAGGTTGTCCTTGGTGGACTGCTTCTTGTCCGAATTGTCAATGGCTGATTTGGCGAAAGTGGAGAAGCTGATATTCACGGCACT